TTCCTGAGGGAGCATGGTGTAAAGAGGGCGATTGGGTGCTGTTTGGCAGATATGCTGGTGCAAGGTTTGGAATCGAAGGAGGAGAACTTCGAATTCTTAACGATGACGAAATACTTGCAGTCATACCTGATCCTGAAGCAGTAGATTATTAATATATAACATGGGAGAAACTCATGCAACAAGATGAAAAACTTGCAGAAAACAATGAAGAGATTGAGATCGAGTTAGAATCAGAATCTTCAGAAAAGAAAGAAGAAAGCGAGGATAAGGTAGAAGTTGTTGAAGAAAATGAAAGTGAACAAGAGGAATCTTCTGAACAGGAAGAATATAGTGAGGGTGTTCAAAAACGAATCAATAAACTAACCTATAAACTAAGAGAGGCAGAAAGACAGAATCAAGAAGCTGTATCTTGGGCACAAAAAGTACAAGAGGAAAATAAACAACTAAAGCAAAAAGCAGACTCTGCAAACTCTGCTATGTTTACGGAATATGATTCTCGTGTCAACACCGAACTTGTTGCTGCAAAAGCAGAATACAAAGAGGCATTCGACAAAGGTGATACTGATAAAATGATCGAGGCTAATGAAAAATTGTCTAGATTAGCAGTTGAAGCAGAGAGTTTAAAAAGAGTAAACGCTAAGAGGGAAAAGGAAAAAGAGTCTACTGTAGAAAGTGAAGCTACAAAAACTGAAGCTACAGATCCCAACCCACCTAAACCAGATCCTAAGGCACAAGAATGGGCATCTAAAAATCCTTGGTTTGGAGAAGATCAAGGAGCAACATTCGCTGCATTTGGTATACATAGGGAATTAATGGAAGAAGGGTATGATGGTGCGACAGATGAATATTATACAGAATTAGACAAAAGACTTTCTAAATTTGCAATTAAGGGTTATACTGACAATCAAGAAGAAGTTCCCGACTCTCCCGTGCAGAGAGTCGCTAGTCCAACAAGGCAAGCAAGAACTAAAAAAGCACGCAATAAAACTGTAAAACTCACACAGAGTCAAGTAGCGATAGCAAAAAAACTCGGTGTGCCTCTTGAAGAGTATGCTAAATATGTTAAGGAATAATTATGACAGAAAAAGATAACAACACTGTTTCACCAGATCGAAGTTCCCGATCTGCATCTAATCGAACTAAAGAAGTTCGCAGAAAACCATGGACACCACCCTCTGCATTAGAGGCACCTCCTGCTCCTTCTGGGTATAAACACAGGTGGATTAGAGAATCAGTTCTTGGGCAAGAAGACAGAACAAATATGTCTAAGCGAATACGCGAAGGATTTGAACCTGTCCGTGCTGAAGAGTATCCTGATTTTGATGTACCTACAATACAAGATGGATTGCATGCTGGTATCATCGGAGTTGGTGGCTTAATCCTGGCAAGGATTCCTGAGGAAATAGTTGAAGAGCGTACTGAGTATTTTCAAAATATGACAAAGGACGCGATGGATGCTGTAGATTCAGACCTTATGAAAGAAAGTAATCCTGGGATGCCTCTTAGTGCACCTAATAGGTCTACCAAGGTTACATTTGGGAAAGGCTCATAATGAGTCTTTGTAACATATTTTTATATTAAAGGTGAATTAAATGGCGAATGTCAATGATCCAGATGGATTTACACCAGCATATCATCTAAGTGGAGGCACAATCAGACCCTCTGAATTTCCAATCGCAAGTGGAGCAACAGGAGATATTTTCTCTGGAGATGTTGTAAAACTAACAAGTGGATTGGTTCTTCAGGCAGGTGCGACGGATGCTCCTCTTGGTGTATTTGGTGGATGTGAATTCCAAAATACTAGTGGTGAAGTGATCTTTACGAGAAGATTCGTATCGGGCACAACCACATTGGGGTCTGCGAATATTAAAGCATATGTATACACCGATCCTGATATTGTTTATGAGGCACAGTTCACAGGAACTCCATCTCAAGCCGATGTCGGAAAGGTTCATACTATCTCTACTACCGCAGGTGATACTAACACAAACCGATCGAAAGAGGGTGTAACTACAACAACAGCTAGTGGCATAGCAAAATTAGTAGCGTACAAGGATACTCCTAGTAACACTGCTAATGCTGAGTTTGCTAGAGGTTATTTTATATTCCCTGCTTCTACATTCGGTAACGACTAAAAGGTGAATTATAATGGCAATTAACAGAGCACAATTAGTTAAAGAACTCGAGCCAGGACTAAACGCACTTTTTGGTCTCGAGTACGATAGATACGAGAATGAGCATACAGAAATTTTCGATACAGAAAACTCTGATAGAGCGTTTGAAGAAGAGGTAATGCTTTCTGGTTTCGGTGAGGCTCCTGTGAAAGGTGAAGGTGCTGCAGTCACATATGACTACGCACAAGAAACTTTCACTGCGAGATATTCTCATGAAACAGTGGCGTTGGCTTTCTCTATCACAGAAGAAGCTATTGAGGATAACTTGTATGATAGCATTTCAGCAAGATATACACGAGCATTGGCTAGATCTATGAGTCAAACCAAGCAAGTGAAAGCTGCAAATGTGCTTAATAATGGTTTCTCAACTTCCTTTCCAGGAGGCGACGGAAAACCTCTCATGACTACTGACCACCCAACTTTGACAGCTGGTGATCAGAGAAATGAGTTGAGCACTTCTGCTGACTTAAACGAAACTTCTCTTGAGAACTCAATTATAGACATCGCTGCATTTAAAGATGAGCGTGGTCTAAAAACTGCAGTTCAAGCAAGAAAGTTAATCGTTCCACCAAGTTTGCAGTTTGTGGCGGATAGATTGTTGAACACTCCAGGAAGAGTAAACACTTCAGATAACGATATCAACGCTATCAACAATATGAGTGCTATTCCTGAGGGATATGTTGTAAACCACTTTTTAACCGATACTGACGCGTTCTTCATTAAGACGGACTCGCCTAATGGGTTAAAACATTTCGAAAGAGCACCTCTACAAACAGGTATGGAGGGAGACTTCGAAACAGGCAATATGCGTTATAAGGCAAGAGAAAGATATTCTTTTGGCTTTAGTGATTGGCGTGGTATCTTCGGATCCCCTGGAGCGTAATCGTTTCAATATCTAAATAAGGGAGCTCAGGCTCCCTTTCTTTTTCCCGAAAAACAATATACAATGAAGTCCTAGGTACTTTAACAAATCTATTGACTGACCTAGCAGACAAGCCAAGACAATAGATTATTTTTCCACGGGAGGAAAATATGGCAAACTCAACTTTTACTGGACCATTAAGGTCTACTTCAACAAATGGTTTCGTTTCTGTTACAACAGATTCTACTACAGGAACCGAAACAACATATGGTAAACTTATAGGAACTCATCTTCAAATAGATGCAACAAGTGGTTCTAATAGAGAGTCAGATTTTATTGTAGGTAAAAATGCCTCACCAGAAAACACTGTAAATCCCTTTGCAGAAAGTTCTACTCAATTGTTTCCGTTAGGAACAAAACTTGTTTATGGCGATAAAACATTCGTTTATGCAGGTATAGGTGGAACAGCAATCACTGCTGGTAAAACTGTTCAAACTACTGCTGCAGTTGCCAACCATAGAGATATTGCTGTTCAAGCAGCAGCAAGTGCAGGTGCCACATCTGTAACTGTTACACTTGGTTCAACAGCTGCAACTCTTAATCAATATGCAAATGGATATTTACATATAAACGATGTTGCTGGGCAAGGACAGTTGCTAAGTATTGCTAGCAACCCTGCTGCAGACGCAAGTGCGAACATGGTTGTCACTTTAAATGATGCAGTCGCAACTGCTCTAACAACAAGTTCTAAAGCAGATTTAATTAGCAATCCTTGGAACGACCTTATTGTTGCTCCTGCTACTGAAACTGGACCTGTGATTGGTGTTACTGTGATAGACATGACTGCAGATCAGTTCGGTTGGATACAAACAAGTGGACCTGCTTCTGTTCTTACATCTGGTACATTAGTATTAGGTGAGGCTGCAGTAAGATCGGACACTACAGCAGGTGCTGCTGAACCAATAGATGCTGATGTAGAGGGAGAATCTACAATCATTGGTCAAGTTATGGTCGTGAATGGCGATACTGATAACAGCGTAATCTGGCTTAACGTCGGTTGCTAGGAGTAATTTATGGCAGATGCAGTCACATCAACTACAATATTAGATAACGATAGAATCGCCATACTACAATTAACTAACACTTCAGATGGCTCTGGGGAGTCTGCTGTAACTAAAGTAGATGTAAGTGGTCTAGCTGTGCGAAGCACTGATGGTGCAACTTGTACAGGATGTAAACTATCAAAGATAGACTACACCACATTCGGAATGAGTGTCAAACTTTTGTGGGATGCAACAACTGACACAATATGTTTGAATCTAAATGCTGACTTTAGTGATCAACTAGACTTTTCAGAGTATGGTGGAATACAAAACACCTCTGGCTCAGGCAAGACTGGAGACATTAAACTCACCACTACAGGACACAGTAGTGGTGACACTTATGTAATAGTTATAACTGTTGTAAAGGAATTCTAATGTATGGCAACATCAGGCACAAAGACTTTTAGTCTAGATACTGCTGAAGTTATAGAAGAAGCATACGAGTTAGCTGGGTTAGAACTCAGAACAGGCTACGATGCTTCCTCTGCTAGAAGATCGCTCAATATTATGTTTTCCGATTGGTCTAACAGAGGAATAAATCTTTGGACTGTAGAACAAGTCACATTAGACTTAGTTTCAGGCACATCTTCCTACACTTTAAATTCTTTTGATATTGATGTGTTAGAAGCAATTGTAAGAGTTTTTGATAGTAAGTCAAGTTCAACATTTAACGACATCACTATTGAAAGAATTAGCAGGCAAGAATATCTCGGACTACCTGACAAAAATGCAACAGGCAGACCTTCACAGTTTTTTGTAGAAAGAAAGGAGACACCTGTT